ATTCCCCTGGATATTGAGCGAGCCACTGGCTCGGCCCCTGGCCGCTCTCGCTGTAATTGCCGGCAAAGACGTTCGATGCCGATCCAGAGCCGGTGCCGTTGTCGGTGTTGTAGGCCCCGCCTGACCGGACCTTCATTCCGCTCGTCCAGGCGGGAATGCCCGTTCCCGACGGGTCGCCCGCAGCCATGTAATACCACCAGCTATTGTCGGCAGCTGTGCCCGACGGCGGATTGGTGGCTGCCGCCACCTCTTGCCCGACTTTCACCGCATAACGATTGCCTGAATAGGACACGACGCTCGCGCCGAGCGTCGCGCTGTCGGCAGTGATCCCGTTGCCGTCATTGTGGCACCCGAAATAGCTGTTGCCGAGGAAGGACCTGTCGTCCACGCCCCACGCGCGGTTCGAGGTGAACCAGCAGCCAAGAAAGAGCCATGCGTTCGCGTCCGCGCCCAGTATCGAGACGCCGTTGCGGCTGTTGCGGAAGTGGCAGTTCGTAACGCGAGAGGTGTTGGAATTGCCCTCGTTCGGCGATCCGCTTCCCGACGACGTGTGCGCATAGAGCGCGTCACCCGGGAAGTTTTCGACCATCAGATTTTCGAGGATCACGGTGCACTTGGTGTGGATGCCGTGCGCCTCGCTCTCGGTCCCGGCATAGCCGCCGTAGAGATAGATGTTCCTGATCTGCGTCCAGGCGCCGGCGAAGTGCGGCCCATCGACGATCGACGCGGCGGACGTGTCGTAAGCCTGGATTCGGATTCCGGTGGTCCCGTCCGCCCAGCGGAGCTTCGTCGGCGAACCGGCTCCTGCGCCGAACGCGATCCCGCCCTCGCCCTCGATGATGAGCGTATGGGTTATGTCGAGCGTAGTCGTCCCGAGGAAATATTCGCCCGCAGGGATGAACAGGCGCGGCGAGCCCTTGTAGATTGCGCTCGCATTGCACGCGATGCTCTTCACGAATGCAATCGCCGAGATGAACGCGCTGCTGTCGTCGCTGGAGCCATCGCCTTTGGCGCCGAACCAGCGAACGTTGACCGACCCGTCATAATGACGAACCCAAGCGCCCGACTTCCCGCTCGGGTCGTTCACAGGAGCGATGTAAATGCCCTGGGCGGCATCGGCCGCGACCGACGCCGAATAATCGCCGGACTTGAAGAGGAACACGCCCTCCCGTCCCGCTTCGCTGAGCACCGCGACACGCTGGGGAACAGCACCTGCCAATTCCGGGCGCGTTGCAGTCATCGGCGGCCCTGAAGCCGCACCCGATTGCATGTCGCTGTACCATTCGGCTGCGGTGATCAACGCAACCGCCTTCGTGCCATTCGAGAAGTTCGTCTTGATTCCGCCGATCGGGTCGCGGCCGATCACTCCCCCTGCCAGCAAGGTGCCGCGCCCGACCTCCCGCTCGGCGGGCTTGTCGATGCCGATCGCCGAATAATAGAAATTGTCGCCGACCTGGCACGCCGCGGTGAAGCTGGTGAAGCCCGTCATTGCAGCGCCGAGCGTGAAATCGCTCGTGCCGGTCGTCGTCGTCGTGTTGCGCACGAGATCGACGAACTTGGGCGTGAATGACATTCGTGGGTTCTCCAGAGGATCGGATTGCAAGGGAGCGGCCGGCAGCGCGGCCGCGGCCCCCGTCAGTTGAAGGACGCACCGGCGCGTGAAGCTTGCGCCGCCTGCTGCTGTGTCGGCCATGTTCGATCCCCACGAAAAAGGGCGGACGCGTTATAGCGCCCGCCCTCCCAGGGGACCGAGTGACTTTAGGCGAACTTCAGGAGCTTGATCGCTTCCGAGTTCACGACCTGCCCGCCGACGCGCTTGGTCGCGTAGAAGTGGACGTAGGGCTTGTGCGTGTAGGGATCGCGCAGGATCGTCGTCGCGTTGCGCTCGGCGATCACGTAGCCGGCCTTGAAGTTGCCGAACGCGATCGAAAGCGATCCCGCGGCGATGTCCGGCATGTCCTCGGCCTCGATCAGCGGATAGCCGAGCAAGGTCGCCGGCTGGCCCGCGGCCAGGCTCGGCTGGAACAGGAATGCGCCGGTGCTGGTCTTGAACTTGCGGATTTCCGCCGCGGTGGCCGAATTCATCACGAACACCGCCCCTTGGCGGTACGGCGAGCGCAGCGACTGGACGAGGTCAATCAGCGCGTCCTCGGGATCTGTTCCCGCGAACCCGCCGGCAACACCCGTTCCGATCGTCTGCAGCGTGCCCATCGGCCTGGCGCTGTCCACCGCGCTCGAGGTCGGCGAGCTCAGGAAGCCGAGCGGCTGGTTGACGCCCGAGCCAGCGACATAAGCCGCGCCTTCCGCCCTGGCGAACTCCGTAGCGATTTCCTGCGCGAGCCAGGCTTCGACGTCGAACATCGCATCGTCGAGCATCTGCTGCGACGCCGCCGGGTTGGCGTAGAGGTCTCCGCTCGCCGGCACCACCTCGGTGAAGGTCGGCGTATTGGTTTCCGGCCGGTCGGCCTCGAACCCGACCCAGCCCGACGGAGTCCCGCCGCTGGCGATCAGCTTGCGATAGCCCGCGCTTCCGACCTTCACGACGTTGGCGATCGCGCGGATCGGAGAGATCGCGGTCAGCGTACTGTCGATCAACCGGTCGATCTCTTCCGGCACCGCATAGCCGCCGATCGCGTCCGAGGAAGAACCGATCGCCTTGGTCTCCAGCCCGCTCTCGATCCCGCACCGGATATATTGGTCGACGAAGCTCGATGCCTCGGCGGACTTTACCCCGTCGAGCGCCGGGCGCTGCGCGGCGATGACGCCGCTCGCGATCTTCGCCTTCAGCTGGTCGAGCTCCGCGCGGAGCGCCGCGACGCCGTCATCCTGTTCCTCGAACGCTTCGAACGTCTGCTCGAGCGAATCCGCCTTCACTTCCACCATTCCCATCTTCTCCCGTGTGAAACCCAAACAAAAAGGGCCGCGAATTCTCGCGACCCTCGTCATCGATCTCGCGCTGCTAGCGCGGCTCAGTTCATCTCGTTACGAAACAGCCATGACGGCGTACCAATCAGCGAGCTCATTCCAGCCTTACCTTCTGCCTGGCGAGCGCATCTTGTGGACGGGGCGCCCGAAGCAAGGTTTCACCTTGCGGCCAATGGATGCTCTTCTCATACCGTTCAGTCTCATCTGGACTGGCATCGTCATCGCAATGTTTCTTCCGACGATGGATTTCGGCCCGTCCGGTTCTCCCAATCTAATCCTGATCTTCTTCCTCCTGATCGGGATTTACTTCTCGGTCGGCCGCTTCATTCACGATGCCGCGCTCCGGCGAAGGACCAGTTACGCGCTTACCGATGAGCGCGCCCTGTTTTTGCGCGGTTCGAAGCTGACATCGCTCGATCTCGCCCATCTTCCGAAACTGGAACTCAGCGAGCGCGCCAATGGCATAGGCACGATTGCTTTTCAGGACGACAATTTCGCGACGATCAACAGGTACAGCGGGCTCAATTGGTGGGTGCCGTCGATGATCGTTTCGTCCGGCTTCTTCGGAATTGAGCGTGCCAGAGACGTTTACTGCATGATCCGCGAAAAGTCGGGCCGCTCCTCAAGTTTCTAGTGCATGCACCCGAGCCCTGGGCTGCATCGGGTTCGCCACGACGCTGACCTCGACCAGATCGAGCTCGATCAGCTCGCGATAAGCGCCATCGCTCTTCGCCTCGCGGACACGATAGCCGAAGCTCAAACCGTCGATCTTGCCGCTCCCGAGCAACCGCGACGCGCGCGCATTGCCAATGCTTGCGATCACCCGAAGTCCGCGCTGGTCCTCGGACAGATGCTCGATCCGCCCGATCACCGCGCCCGCCTTGTGCTGCCACAGCAAGGGTATCTCTACCGCCCGCTGCAGCGCGCTAGAGAACGCACCCTTGCGGATGATGTCCCCGCCCTTGTCGGGATGCCCGAACACTGCCGCGTACCCCGCAAACCTCACTGAACCACCAGATCCGTCAGCCGCAAGCGCACAGCGATCCCGATCAGCAGCAGCGCAAGCCCGATCCGCACGACCCAGCTCACCACCGCGCGCCACGCGGTCCGCTTGGCGTCGCGCCACGCCGACAACAGCTCGCGCAATTCGTCCATGTCGCGCCGGGCCCGTTCGTCATCGAGGCCGAGCGACGCCAGCGCCCGCCGCGCGCCTGCCTGGCTCGATTCCTCGACCAGAGCCCGAAGGGTCACCAGGTCCACCCCCCGCCCCTCCGCCTGAGCCATGAGGCTCGCGAGCAGCGTTTCCGCAGTCACTGCGCTCATTTTTCTGATGCCTCCGTCATGCTGAACTTGTTTCAGCATCCATTTTGATGAGGGGCCCCGCACGTGTCCGGAATGGACCCTGAAACGAGTTCAGGGCGACGGTGCGGGCCTTCTTCGCCCCTCCGCGCCTCCGCGAGAATTACGTCTCCTTGAACCCCAGCATGTCGCGCTTCTCGGCGTCGGTCAGGAAACCGGCCGCGCCCACCGCCTGCCACAGCGCCGTCCGGTCCTCCGCCAGCTCGCTGATCTGGTCGGTGTTCGACGCTCAGGCTCACCGGCCCCAGCCAGTCGCTCAGCATCGCCGCCAGCGCGTCCAAGATCTTCGCCGCCATCGGCAGGATCGTCTGGCGGTAGAGCGCACGGCCCGCCTCGCGGGCATTGGCGTAGGTCGCATCGCCCGGAAGCCCGACCAGCACCGGCGGAACGCCGAACGCAAGCGCGATGTCGCGCGCGGCGCCTTCCTTCAGAGCCACGAAGTCCATGTCGGCGGGCGTCAGGCTCAGCGCCTGCCACTTGAGCCCGCCCTCGAGCAGCAAAGGTCGCCCGGCGTTGCCGCTTCCCGAAAACTCTTGTCCCAGCTCCTCTTTCAGCCGCTTGAACTGCTCAGCCGAAAGCACGCTCCCGTCCGCCGGCTCATAGCTCAGCGCGCCCGATGGACGCGCTGCATTGTCGAGCAAAGCCTTGTTCCATTTCGCCGCGCGGTTGTGCACGCTCGCCGCGGCAATTGCCGCGTCCAGGCAGCCCATCCCGTAATGGTCGTCGCGCGGGCTCAGCTGCTTGATGTGCGCGACCTGGACCCGGTCGAACGGATCGAGGCGGTTGATCCGCTTCGCCTGCGCGCCCGTCCGATAGAGATAGCCCACGGGCCAGCCACGCTCGTCGCTCACCACCTGCACCCGCTCGGGTCTCAGCTGGCACAGCTCCGCCGGCCGGTCATTGCCGTCGGCGATCAGCTGCACATAGGCATTGCCCTGGAGCAGCAGGTTCGCCGCGATGCCCTCGAGCAGCCCGCCCGCCTTGACCAGCGGAACCGCGCGCTCATCACCATCCATAGTCAGGCCGCCGAGCATTCCGGAGACCAGCCGCACCGCGCGCTGTCCGACCGGATTGCGCCGGTACACCTCGTCGAACTGCGAATGATAGGAGCGAGCAAACCCCTCCTCCGCTGCGTCATTGCGCAGCCACGTAGGCACAAACGGCCTCACGTCCGCCGGCGCGCTCTTGCGCCCGAACCACCACCCCATCGCTCGCTCCTAACTTGAGTACCCGAGCATAAAACCGCGGATGCGAAGCAAACGCGGGCTTATGTCGAGAGAGTACGAAAGCGGACGACCTGCGCGCGCCGCTCGTCCGGTTGGCTTGGATGGACGAGCCACCCAAGCGCGCGACAGGACCGACGTCACGCGATTCACTCGCGTGACCCCTTCAAACTATCGAAAGTTTCTACTTCAGCGGCGATTGCCCGATCGAGACCAGGAACCTCTGTTTCAACTCACCGACCAGCTCGATGCGTATTTCCGCG